GCTCACATTTCATGGCACAACCTATCTTGGAGATGCCTAGATAGTCTCTTGGTGGGTCTTGGTTGTCCTCTTGGTGCTTGTCAACTGCGCCACCTATTAGTTGGTTAATGTTCATTTGTTATCCTCTAAAAAAGTAAAGCCCACGTTTTTACGGTGGGCTTGTTTGGTTTATTTACCAGCCTTGCTGTTCTGGCATTGGTGGATTGTTTCCGCTTGCTGCTTGACCGCTTGGCATATACTTTTTAACAACATTGTTTTTATAAGGTGTACCATCATCTTTCAACGATGTGGAATCCTCTTGCACAACGCTGATTGACATTGGTATACCATGCATAATCTCAGTGCCTTTCACAAGTTGGTTTGACGTTTTACCAACACACTCAAGCAACAACTTCAATTGTCCACGACCAATCTTTTGTGCTTTTTCGCTTTCGTGTTCGTAGGAAATCCAATCTTTTACAATTGTTCCATCGTTAGTCTCAAACTCAATAACAAGCACGTTTCCAGTGTTCTTGCTGTTGCGCTTTGCCTCAGTCTTTACAATCCGGCATGGATAGGTTCCAGGTGCTAATAAACCGTTACCGCCCATTCCTGCTTCAACACCATCTAAATCTACATTAATAATTGCCATTTTTATTCTCCGTCGTTTAATTTATTGAAAATTGAAACCCAATTGGCTTCTTCATAAAGGCTTAATCGTTCTGTTCTGCTTTTTGCTAGATAGTCACCAAGACCATTTAGAGCTGTTTGGAAACGTCTTTTTGTTACTTGCTTGGTATCCACTTCCTCGTTTTTTGTTCTCATGGCGAAAACATAATCAAACAAATACGGGATACTTGCTGAAAACTTCTTGCCCGGTACTGATGGACAATAAACGTAATCAAATAAACCAGCATCTTCTTGGTTAACACGTTCTTCCTGTGCAACGAAAATTACAGTCTGCGGAAGATCAAAGAAAGATTGGATGATTTTATCCACAACCTCTTGCATCTTCATGTACGCTTGTCGCCCATCCTTTGTTTTGGACTTTTCATCGTTCAACACAACTTTTGAAATTACTGTGAGATCGTCAATTACTACATACTTGAAATCCTTTATCAGCTTTAAGGAGTCGCGTAAATCGTCAAGCGTTTCAATCACACCAACTTGCAATTGTGGCGCAATATCTTTCAGTGTACGTCTACCGCTATCCGCCGAAAGTAAAACCGTACCTTTTGGCATGGTTGCAATTGAACGGGTTTTCCCTGCTCCTGATGCTCCATATAACAGGAAATTACCGTATCCTGTTAGTGTTTCTTGTAGTGGTTTGATTTCCATCCTAGTATTCCTCCAACTTAAATTTTAAACTACTTAATGCTTCTTCCCATCCAATATGGCTAATACCGTGGTGTGGGTGTAAATAAACTCTGTATGTTACTGTTTCTTCACCTGTGGTGTGGTAATCAAACTCATGCATTAAAGCGTAGTAGCTACCATCTGCAAGTTTTTTTAGTTGTTTGGTGCATTCTTCTCTGTTCATTGTTGTCTCCTTTAAGGTTTGCTGCTTGTTTGTATAACTACTTCTACCAATTGGTTTTGGTAGTGTCAAGAAAAAAGGTGGTTGCTAGAATTATTTAGCCATGCACCACCACACACAGCATGATTTTTAAAGGATCGAGGTGGGGCAGTCCTCGCACTGGATTCACTAGCATTCTAGCCAACTATCAGTTTCACTCAGTCACTTTATGAAAACCCCGAAACAACAACTTACTATGTTCGTAATACGGTGTCAACACTTATTTGCACCATTCGCATCTTGCACAATTATTGGTATTGCGTTCTCGCCAGTGGTGCCACTTTGTGTCAGTCATGGTACACCACTCATCGTCGAAAATATACGCTTCACACTTCTTTTGCTTACTGTACGCTCTTTGGTAGAACTTGCACTTTTTGCATACTCCTGGTGGTGGTTTTGCACGTTTAAAGTTGGTGCAGTAGTTGTTTTGGTTGTGTTGGCAATCGTTCATTTAATCCACCGTTATAGCCCGTGGTTGAATATAATCCAACTCATCAAGTATTAATTTTAACGTGTAACGGCACTCTTTGTTGCGTTCTGTTGCAATTTTAAGTTGAAGTTGTTTGGTTGCAAGTTTTTCGTTGATAATACTTCCTGCTTTTTTATCTGTGGCATCTGCACCAATAAAAACACCATACAAAAAACAAAGCCCAAATCCAATAACAATCATAGCTTCTTTCATCCCCGAACCCTCCGAAACTCCGCAAGCTCTTTTTGTGTGATAAACTCAATACCCTTTGGCATTTTCTTGCCCAAGCAGACAGCACAATATTGGTTACTAACACTTCCAAAACCAAACTGCGGCCTTACCTGCGCACGTTCACAGGCAATTTTCCATGCTTTGCGTGTAATGCGTAGGTTCTGCGCTCCTTGCATCACAGGGCATATTTTAAGGTATTTACGGGTTGCCTCTAGTGTTGGTCTTGTTTCTTTCATTTGGTTGGCTCCGTGTATAGTTTGTTGACTCCACAGCTTTTTGGTTCTGGACAAACCCCACCACGATACCAGCAATTTGGAACCATTCTTTTTGACAGCTCTTTATCTACCTTCTCAACTTCAATCTTTATATCAGACCAAACTGTATGTGTTTCAACTGACGCCTTCGTGCAAAGCCTATACCGCGACATGTCTATCAAGTGCTTTGCGTTTAAAACCATACAGTGGTTGATTGGAGTGTTTCTGTCAACCTTTTTATCCTTGCCTCCACGATCTTCACGGTTTGAATACGCAAAGTGAAATTGCCCCGTTTGGCTGTGTCTTACCAGATGTACAGAAACAAATGTTGGTATGGTCATCTTGATAAGGAAAAACTGGACACGTATAAGTGAATGCTCGTTTCTGTATGCCTCAAACTCTGAATATTTAGACTCTTTTACGTCTGTGCAAAACTCTATAATCTCTTGCATCAAGGCGAAGTCTGTTATTTTTCTAACGGTTATCATAGCATATTCTCCCGTTCCCAAGCACTAGGCTGTGGTATTTTATCCAAATTATACAAACGTTCCTTACTGGAGGTTGGCATTGGTATATGGTGCTGCGGAATCGCAACTGGTCTTTTTGTGGTAGCCTTTAACAGGTTTTCTTCAGATAAACCCTCTTCATTGTATTCTGTTATCTTACGGTATGCGTGGGCAAGCTGGCAACCTTTATAGTCTGCAAGTTCTGGTGCCGTCCAGGTTGTACCGTCTTTTAAAATGGCTACACGCTTGTTAAACTCTTTCTTTCCACACAATGCCTCTTTTCGTGTTACCTCTTTAGCATCGTACTTCAGTTTACGCTTATATGCAGCACTATAGCTTAGTCCTGTTGCGTCCATAATGATGCGTGTTGTTAGTTTGTTCTTAGTATTGTTCGACATAGCCAAGCATAGCCTCCGTTCGTTCTTGTTCATCATATTCTTCTTTAGCTTCATTTAATTTCTCTTCAACCTTATTCACATTAGCTTGCAATATTTCTTGGAAAAAAGCAAGTGGCATATCCTCGTTATCTTCGTCGACAACATATCCTGTTAGGTCGTCAAAACCGTTATCCTCGCACCATTGCTCCCAACCTTCAATGTGGACTTCGTATTCTTCGTCTTCTTGCTCTAGGTATAGTTTCATCATCCTCTCCCGTTTTTAACTGTTGTCTTACATCCATTAACCACCGTTCTACCACGGACAAAAAAGCATTGCAACCTTTTTCTTTTTTTAATTTAGTTGTTGACTATAGTCATACAGCCGAGTATGTATTGAATTGTGGATTAAAAAGGAGTATGCTAAAGGACTACTAAAAAATATAGGGGAACTAAATGAACCAAACATTCCAAAACGCTGGAATCCTGGTACAGCAGTTTATACCAGACGGCGTAATTCACCGTGTAGGCACCATAGACAAGCCACGATCTAAGAACGGTTGGTATACTGGCGTAGAGCTAAACGGACATACTTATGTAACGTGTGGCAATTGGGTTACGGATGAAACACACAGATGGTGCAGTAAAGAAGGCGAGTCCACGGAGATTAACGAGAATTGGAAAATGCTAGCCAAACTTGCCCAACAAGAACAGGAGAAGAAGAACGCAGAAGCACAACGCAAGGCTGAGGAGTTAATACCTACTTTACTACTCGCAACAGAACATCCATACTTAACCAAAAAGAACATCAAACCGTTTGGTGCTTTAGTTCAGGGTAACAAGCTTATTGTGCCAATCTACAATAATGAATCGCTAGTTGGATACCAACGCATATACGAGGACGGATTCAAAAAGCCTATATACGGAACAAAAATGAAAGCGTCCTATTACATCATTAAACAGGTTTCAACCACAATATACGTTTGTGAAGGTTACGCAACAGGTTGCACCATTGCAGAAGCCACTGGTAAAACCGTTGTGATCGCTTTTAACGCAGGTAATTTGAAACGTGTATGTGAAGAGCTAAAAGGGCAAAACCTCGTTGTATGTGCTGATAACGACGAACCAAAGGATAAATATCCAGACGTTGGAGGTTGTGGTGTTTACCATGCGAACAAAACGGGCGAGACATTAAAGTTTCCAGTTACACTTGGAGATTTTAATGACATCGGAGTGGATGAAACAAAACAAATACTAGAGCCTTTGGTTGGCGTATATACTCCAGATAAAGTTGAGAGTGAGCAGGTATTATTTCCAACGGACGAGGTGTATGCGGGTGCGCCAGATGTGTATAAACGTATATATGACGAATGGTTAGATTCTGTTACTGAACCAATTGCAGGTTTTGCGTTTGCTACTATAGAAGCTGCAATGCAAGTTTTATGCGGGCAAAAGGTACTCACACCAGGACACGCAAGAACCGTTGTTACATACAGTTTATGTGGTAGCCATTCTGGTGCAGGTAAGGATTTATCCAGTAAGAATCCATTACGAAAATTGCGTGAACAACTGATCGCAGGTTGCACTGGTGGAATGGGCGGTATACTGTTTGAAAAGCTAACCACTGGAATTGGTAATATCACTGGTGATACGGCTTTTCTTAACCAAGCAAACGAAACGCAGGGTAGTTTTCTATGGCTTACAACTGAAGCATCCGAACCATTACGCCAATTGAGTGCCAATAGTTCCATGGCGAACCAAGGATCAAGCCTTGCAACTGCTCTAAATGACAGTTACGATGGACACGAAGTAACGGGTAAACGAAAAGCTGGTGGGGCTGTTGCTGCGGTAAACTATCCCAATATACCTGTTTGTTGGTTAACACAGCTCAAAGAACTCAAGAAGCAACTCACACAAGAACTATTGGAGATTGGCACACTAGGGCGGTTTGATTATGTCCTTGATTATAACCCTGAGAAGGCCATTAGAAGCAGCTTTGAAGGTGGTCTGGTAGTTGGTGCGGATGCTACGCAAGAAGACATTGTGAAGGCTTCCAAGGGCTTTAGTGACCAAACAATTGCAACCATATTACATAAGGTTGGTAATATCTTTGAAGGGCAAGTAGCATGGAGGAAAGATGCGTATAATTACATTATGGATTACGATATAGGATTGAAAGAAAAATACGATTCCACAGATGGTATTGGTAAGTTTCTTTGCCGTACCAGTATGAGTGTTGAAAAAAGATTGACCGCGTGGGTTGCGATGGATGGGCGTAACGTGATAGAGTTGAGCGATGTTAAGGCAATTATGCCATGGTTCGAGTATCAAGTGGCCATGCGTGAGCAAGTATATATGCGTGAGATCAAAGATACCATTGAAAAGGTTTTCATGCAGGGGAAGGGAATTGTTACCAGTAAATCCAAGAACAAAGCACAGGAATATGCTAAATTGATTGGAAAAGGCATAGTGTCCAGGGCAGATTTCCACGCTAAGTTTGACGCACTTTACAGTGATGATTTCCCAAAGTATTTAGAACGTAGCGCAATGACTAGGGAGCTTGAACAATATGTAAAAGAAGGTGATATTTGTATGGGTCAACAGCCTGGAGGGTTTCGGGCAACAACGCAGTTTGTATGGATTCCAGAGGATTAGGTGTAAGCATGGTTAGGTTGAATAGATGCCCGTTTTGCGGAGAAGAAGAGGATATAACAATACGTTTTAAAACTTATGATGGTTCCTGTGATGAGATAGCAGGGTATACATATTGTTACGTTGAGTGCTTGCCATGTGACGCACGGAGTGGTAATTGCTGGGAGAGCGATGCTGTGCAATTTGGGTTTAACAGCGCAAAGCACATGGCGTTTTTTTCATGGAATAAGAGGGTAACAAAATGAAATTCCAACAAATGCAATATAAATGCCCATGGCGGTCAGGTGTTCGAGACTGTAAAGCACTAGGGATTAACAAGTGTACGGAAAAGAATTGTGGTATTTGGTTTTTTATGACAATGGAACTTAAAAAGGAGAAAGAAGATGGCAAAGATGCTTCAGCAATGTAGCGTGTGCGGTGAATTGGCGGTTGTTGAATTTGGTTTATGTTGCTTGTGTGCCAAACAGGTGAAGAATATACAAACAGGTGGTAGCACACCAAGTCAGTACGCATTGCCAAAAGAAGCAATTGAGTTACAGGATTTGATCGAACATAGGAACATGGATTTTTCCACAGGTAATATTTTCAAGGCAACTTATCGGCTCGGCACGAAAGATGGTGTTAGTTTGGAGTATGATCTTAATAAGATAATTTATTTTGCCAAGCGTAAGTTAGCAGAGCTGGAGAGGGTGGCTAATAATGGGTGAACCATGCAAAAGAAAATGTATTGAGATACTAGGAGAAAATTATTACATAATTACTGGAAATGATTTTGTCCAAGTGAATGTGCCTTACGAGAACCGTATGGAAATGGAAAAACCAAGGGCTATAGCTGAAGGTATAGCGGAGGCTGTATTTGAAATGATGAAAGATAAATAGAACCACCCCCGACAAGGAGAAAAGCACCATTACCGATTAAATTTGGTTTTGGTGCTTTTTTTGTTTGCAATGCTGTTTGTATGGTGCTAGTGTATGTATAACAGTAGTTGAGATTAACTAGAAAGGGGATTTGTAATGTTGGGAATAAAGAGATGCACAAGATGCAAAACAATAAAGTCAAAAGAAGACTTCGGCAAAGATAGAAGTGCGAAAGATGGACAAGCATGTTGGTGTAAAGAGTGTTATAGCTCAGTTCAGAAAAAAGATTATAGAGAAAACAAGGAAAAATACAAAAAGTACGCTGAAGGTCAAAGGGATTACCAGAGAAAATACGCAAAAGAGTTCTATGAGAATAATAAAGATAGCGTATCAGTAAGAAGTAAATTAAAGATTGATGAAGCAATTTTATCGGAGGTTAAACCATGATACCAAAACGCCCACCAGGAGCAGACCACCTATATCAAGGAAACAAACTCAAACCAAAAGACCTTGTTGATCTTAAATGGTATATTAGAGAACTTGAACAGCGTTTAATAATAGCGCGTGAATTGCAGAGGATGAATAAATGAAAAGCATAACAAAAACCCTAGTAAAAATAGAAGTATGCAGAAACGCTCTAGGCGGTCTCAGCAGCACATCAGAGGCATCTACACTACTATGGATGGCTGATGAACTGGATAATGTGTTTCGCAAGATACCAAAGTCCACAAAAGACCTTAACCGAGCGTCCAGTTTTATAAATACCAATGCAATAGCAATCAACTCCAAGGTTCCAGAAACGGTAACGAGCCTTTTCTTGATTGTTTCCATTGGGTATATCTTTGGAGGTCTACAGGACACCAACAAGGCAAAGTATTTTGAACCATTGCTAGAGGCTTGCCTTGAGCTTGATAATGCAACAGGTGGCGAACGTGCGATTGAGCAGAGGCGTTTAGCTTGTATCTTCGCTGATAATTTGGATTGTTTGATTAATAATGGATAGGAGGAGTGTGAAATGAAATTAAGTGAAAAGTTAAAAGAGCTTTTACTGGAAGTTGAAAACTTGGAGAGCCAGGTTGCACCACAAGAGGAACCTTTTCTAGCTGCTGGGCAGTGGTTTGAACACTACAAGGACGGTGAAAAATACCAACTTGTTTTTTTTGCTGGTGCATTAGAACAATATTCTCTTGTTTCACCAGATAATTGTAATTCGTATACTGGAAAGCTTCACAACTCCATTAGTGGTGCTTTTGGTTCAGGTCGTCATAATTTTACCAGAATATACGAACCATTCACCGTTACGCCAAAATAGGAGCCAACCATGCTAAAAACAATAATAGAACCATGCCCCAAGTGTGGACATGAACACGAAGTAAATGTACTTACCACAAAGCTTGTGATGGTGTGTGTTGCTTGTGGTGAGTGTTTTGTGGTTGAGGAATAAGGGGGGGCGATATGAATTTAACACCAGAACAGGAAGAGGCATTATCTGAGATTGCCAAAGTAACCGTTAAATACTACGAAAGATTAAACTGCAAACGTAGCGAAATATTCCAAGAAGGATTTAATTTACCAAAGGAGAACCAAATGCAAAAGTACAAAACAAAACCAATTGATTACACTGGATGCAATAGCATTATTGCGGAGCATTTGAAGCGTGGTGAGCAGGTAGAGTGTGAAGTTAGTGGAATTAAAACAACAGAACAGTATGTATCCAGTTATCACTTGTCCAGTAAAGACATTCCAGTGTACGGCACAGAAAAAAGCGAAAGCTATTATACCAAGGCTGAGCCGATTGCATATACTCAGTACGTTAAGAAAGCAAGCACTATAGTTGAGTGGTTGGAGGATAATGGGTACACTGTAGATAAGCAGGGAAACTGGAACAGCGAAGATAATATTGATTTTGCATACAATATGTTTGTACATTGTGGCAGGGCTGATTACGACGATGATTTTGAATGGTTGGATGAATGGTTGGAGTGGAAGTAAACATAAAACCTGCACGGTAGCAACAAACCCCATCTACCAGATCAACGGTGGTTGGGGTTTTTTGGTTGTTATTTAATTGACTGCATATATTGATATGCTGAACTACTACTATCACAACCGCTCCACCCGACACATTGTTCGGCAGCCAAGCGAAGTGCTACCATTTCAATAAAATCTTTAGAGCTTCCCAATTGCCTTTTTTGCCTACTGACCGTTATCCTCGCAATCCACTTGTCACTTGTAATGTCAAAATTAACGCCAGCAACTCCAGACGTATTGTTTGAGTTTAACCCACGGTTTCTTATATTGCACTGGGTAGAAACTTCACGGAGATTTACCCATTTATTATTGTCTCTTGCTCTATCTATGTGGTCGATTTGGTTTTCTGGAAAATAACCGTTAACATATAGCCATGCTAACCTGTGGGCAACATAACGATTCCCGTCTATACTTATACGGATATAACCATTATTTTCTTTGGTTCCAGCGGTGTCTTTTTCACTGCACCACGAATTACTTACCATCCAAGTGAACAAACCAGTTTCTTTATCGTAGTTTAGTACTTCCTTGAGTCGTGCTTGTGTGAGTTTTGCCATTTGAAACCTCTCTGTATTGAGATTATCTGTAGGGTGAGTGTGGAAGGTTGGCTACAGTATCCAACTTTTCAACCGCTAAGTCTATCCACTCCTTCATTATACCACAAATCGCAAAAATAATCCATTGAATACTAAATAATCACCAAATACAGTAGCAAAATAGTACTTAAAGTAGTTAAAGTAGTTAATTCCAGAGGCGTTAGGTAGTTATATGCACTTGTATGTGCGTGCTTATTTGCTATTTAGGTATAGTTAGATACCTAAAATCGGATTGTGGGCATTCAAAAGCTCATTTACTTGCTCTCTTGTATAAGTTCAGGCAACCCTAACTTTTACGCGAGGGGGGTCTAGGTAGTTAAGCCAATCCAAACCAACCTAAGTCTATGTATTTACTTATTTATTTATATTTATATTATTATTATTTAACTACTATTTACTATATGACTATAGGTTTTTAATTACCTTAACTACCTTTTGGACAAAACAATGGTTGTTCTGGACAGACTAAACCTAGCACCATTGCTTACACATGGAAATACCGTTTCTACACGCTGTACGCTACCAACACGCAACGCAAAGTGTAAATTGGTCTATTGGTATGCGTTAGCTTGTAACGTGCTTAGAATGTGTTGTGTGAGCGTTTGGTGTTGGTTGGTTTTATTTTTGGGTGGATGTCGATTACGCTTGCATTAACTGTTATACATGTTATTATGTAGTTATAGGAATGAGGGACAACTTAAAACTTAACCGGAGAACGAAATGAAAAACTTAGCCAACAAAATAGCAGACCAAATAAACCTGGTAGAAGAAAACGAGATCAAAGCAATTATCGTGAAAGCAGCAGAAGAAAACAACGTAGACTTTAACGAATTATATGTGGAAGCTGGAAGGGCTTATTATGAGAAATACGAAAGAAACAACAGCGCACAAGTTAGCGACCAATACAGAGAAAACAGTTTACGCTAGAAAGGTTGGATGGGGTGTGGATGGCTTAGGCCAGAAGCACTTCGTCTGTAACGTATGCGGAGAGATGCTCGGTGTTGGTGGTTATTGGTTTGACTATGAATGTGACTGTGGTAAAATAGAGGAGGTTGAGATTGAAAACGACTGAAGATATTTATGTCCACGATAAAGAAGCACAAAGCATACAAAAGGTAATTGATGCACTGGAAGCATTAAAGATGGGGATACACCCAGATAATATTGGAAAGTCTAGGCTTTACACGTATCAATACAGGGATGGAACGCTGAAGTTTTCTTGTAAGTATAAAGTATAGTTGGTGGAGTGGTTTAAATTTAACTTTGGGTGGTGATATGACCGGACTTGAAACACTGAAAAAGAAGTATGAACGTGAGAAAGCGAAACTTGAGAAACAACAGAAGAAGTGTGATGCTGCAAGTTTTGCTTACATTGCTGCTAAATATCCGAAAAAGGAAGCTGCTGAGATAAGGGTTTTGGTTTATGCGGAAACTCTGGATTGGTAACCTAGAATTCACTTTAACAAATGGAGGATTGATTGTGGAAAGAGAAGAAGGCTATTACATTGTTAAGATTGATTACGATGAGGTAAATTCTATTATGTATTGGGATAACTTTATTGGTTGGTCTAATATTGGCACTGAATATAATTTTTCTGATGATGAGCTTAAGTACATAAGTGATAAACCGCTTGATCTGGAGAAGCCATGAAAAACCTACTACTAGCAATAGCAATAGCTGTTATGCTAACTAGCTGCGCTGGAAGCTATGATGTAACCTCAACTATTATGGATATTGTATCGCCGGAGTATTATTTTCGATGAGCCACGACAAAGCGATCAAACATGGCAAAGAGAAGCGTCAAGAGTATCGCCATGGAAAAGCTGTGAGCAAAAAGTGCCGTAACCATGGCGGATGCCCACGTTGCGAGAATAACCGTTTACATGGAAGCGTGAAGCGTGCGTTTGCTGCTGATAGCCAATTGGAGGAAGAATGATCTTTGGTAAGTTGTTGTATTCTGGCAATGGTCACTACTGCACAGAATGTGAAAGTCTGTGTGAAATGTACGAGCAAGGATTGTCTTGTAATTGTGGGCAACCTTGGGAGACGGAAACGATCAACGAGGAAGATTATCCAGGTAAATGGATAGAGGTTACTGTGCAGGCTCACAAGAAGAAAGAATAGTATAACTTTAACCTTGCAATTGTAATACGCATTGTTTATAGTGATATAACATCAACCAATAAGGAGAAAGTTATGACACTAAAAGAACTAGGCGAAGCTCTATTAAGTGACGAACTGCGGTTTGATTGGAGTGATTTTTGGGGATGGGTGATGGGATGAAGGCTGACGAACTAAGAGAAGACCTAAAGAAAAGCTACATAGAGTTTGCGAGGTTGGATAAAATGACAATAGCAGAAGAACTAATAAACGAAACATTCTACACGGTGGAGCAAGAAGCTATACACCACGCAACCAATGCTGATGGCTTAACGCTTACTTTCAAAGACGGTAGCACACTACTATGGGCTGAGGGTTCATTCTGGATATGAGAGGGAGAGGGGGGGGGGAGTGATGAAAGAAGAAATAAAGGCTAAGATACTTTCGATTGTTGGCAGTATAGCTGGTCAGAGATTCCATCAAGGAACATTTGCCAGTATGTCTAATCAATATCCATCAAGGTACGAGGAATATAATATAGAGGTTCGTGCTTTGTATAAAGAACTAAACTCACTATTTGACAAGGAGAAACCATGAAACAAAAACCAAGCAAGATGGTAGCACTACGCCTACCAAGTGAATTACACGAAGAACTGGTCAAGCAAATAGGCACTAAGCGTGGAGCGTTCTCAGCGTTTGTGCGTGAGGCTATTGTTGAGAAATTGGGGAAACAATGAAAAATACAATAACGATTGGGAATAACTTTGACTCGCCTGTTGTTGATATGGAAACTACAAAACAAATTTACAATTGTGTAAGGAGTGATGAATTTGAGATTGCAAAGTTCAACGCACTACTTATGGCTGTAGTTACATATCTTGATAGTCACGATGTTGAATATGGTGATAAGTCTTTGCCTTGGGCTGAGGAATTAACAGTGTCGTAATTTAGAAATTTGGGAGGGGTTAGGGTATGGTGGACAGGAAGTTAAGTGACTTTGATAGATGGTATAAACCATGTGAACGATGTGGTTATGATCCAGGCAAGTCAACAATAAATAGGTGTTGGGCGTGCGGACGTCGTGTTGACAGGGATTATAGCGATAGGGCTTTGAAGAAGAAGCTAGGGAGTTGGTAATGACAAGAAAAGAATTAGTATTAGAGCTTGAGAAAAAGTTTGAAGAAGATGAGGTTGTTGTGATAGTTGAAGATGAAGTCACTGGTGGTTGGGATAACATTCAAGAGGTGAAATACATAAATAGAACCCCATCTATAACTTTCGGTGGTGGTTCACCTTTCAGTGACGAATAAAATAACAACCATTGCACTTTTTTACAAAACAGGCTATAATATTGCATAATGGATGATATTGTGCAAATAAAAAGTTTTAAGCCACTAGAATACGATGGACTCAAAGAGCCTGCTCTTCACGCTAAGTGTAAGATGTGGGCTTGTGGTCGTTGGACTAAAGACTCACTGTATCATGTGTTTATGATGGGTAAAGAATCTGGTAGCCTGGAGCATACGCTTAATCATTTGGGCTTAACCAGCGAAGACCTAACACCAAATGAACTTGATAGTGCAAAACGTATTTACCTAATATCCAGAGCCAAGAACCTATCAGGTATTCAGGCAAGCCTTACAAATAGAGCTGGAAACGCTAAAGAAGCAGAATTGTTGCTTGAACGTATCTATGGCATAGGTGCAGAGGAGAATGCTGTCGTTAAAAGCGTAAACCCAATAGGTATATCGTTCGAGGTTAAAGATCCTGTTGGAGATATAAAGGTTACAAGGGGTAAATAGTGGAACTATCAGCCCCACAGGACATATTTATAAATAAGCTCAATACTAAAAACTTTGCATATATCGGTGGTTTTGGTTCAGGTAAAACATTCGTTGGGTGTTTGAAAATACTCATATCAATCAGCCAGTTTCCTTTGCAGCGATGGGGTTTCTGGAGTACATCCTATCCAGCTATTAGAGATGTTTTTTACCCAACATTTGAAGAAGCAGCGAATATGATGGGTTTTGATATAGTTATCAACAAAGGTGACAAAGAAATAAACGTTTACCGAGGGAAGGCATGGTACGGTTGCGTTATATGTAGATCAATGTCTGATCCTGGTAGCATTGTCGGTTATAAAGTTGCAGGTGGGATTGTTGATGAGCTTGATACACTGAAAAGAGAAAAAGCAAGCGAGGCATGGAATAAGATAAACGCAAGACTAAGACTTGTTGTAAAGGGTCTTGATACGAACTGGCTAGGAGTTACAACAACTCCAGAGGGTTTTAAATTTGTCCATGAGAAATTCGCAAGCAATCCAACGAAAAGATATTCCATGGTTCAGGCAAGCACGTATGAGAATGCCAAATACTTACCGGATGACTACATAGATAGTTTGTTGGAGACATACCCTGCTAACCTTGTTGAAGCATATATCAAAGGTGAGTTTGTAAACTTAACGAGTGGAAGCGTTTATCCTCAGTTTGATCGAGTGTTGAATGGTTCGAGTAGAGAGCTGAGAGACGGTGACGCTATACACATTGGAATGGATTTTAACGTTGGTAGAATGTGTTCCGTTACTCACGTAATTGACAATAACAAACCAATTGCAGTTGATGAAATAACAGGCGGTTATGACACTCCTGACATGATACGTATGATAAGCCAAAGATATTGGGTGGAAAGGTCACAAGCAGAATATATCAAGACAAGGCAAATATATGTATATCCAGACGCGTCAGGATCTAACCGAAAGAGTCAGGGGGCAAGTAACTCTGATGTTGCACAACTTGAACGTGCTGGTTTTTCGGTTTACAAAAACCCAGCTAATCCTGCTATAAAAGACCGTGTTAGCGCTATGAACGCAAAGTTCTGCAACATGAAAGGTGAAAGGTCTTATAAGATAAACGCTTCAACATGTCCTGAATATGCATCCAAACTAGAGAAGCAAGTTTACAAGAACGGCGAACCAGAGAAGGATGGAACTGAAGATGTAAATGATGCAGGCGGTTATTTTATAGCTTATAAATACCCTATATCAAAACCTGTAATGAATATACCTATAGCCTTTGCAATGTAAATAGAAACTATGTATCCAATTAATCAGGCAGCTATACAAACGGCTATTTCCTTTTCAATGTGAGTGTAAAAAATGATTAAAAACAGTAATCCAGAATATTACCGAATGTATGATAAATGGGAGCTAATGCGTGTCGTGATGTATGGTGATGACGACTACAACACTACAGCAGCTTACGACAAAACGCTTATTGATTACTTACCGACCACTTTCAAAGCAGACGACAAGGAACGCTTCGCAGTATACGCAGAACGTGCGGTATTCTCCAACTACACAGAGAACACTGTTTTTGGCTTGCGTGGTATGGCTACACGGCTCGAACCGACAGAATACGAACTGCCAAGCACGATTGAATATCTAGCCGATGATTGGGACGGTAACGGCTCAGATAAAGACCAGTTAATTAAGCAGACAATTACCGAGCTTGAAGTTGTTGGGCGTATAGGTGGTTTGGTTGATTACCCACAAGCCGAGGAAGGTATGAGCGAGGAACAGGTAAGCCAACTTGATTTGATGGCGACCTTCGCTATATACAAAGCTGAATCTATCCTTGACTGGCGTGTACAGCGCATCAATGGGCATGTTAAACTGAAGATGGTTAAGCTAGCAGAGGATGTGGAAGATTGGAGCGACCTTACAACGCGAACCACAAAGAAACAATTTAGAGTTTTAGGCATAGATGATGCAGGTAAGTATTATTACTATTTGGCTGATGCAGAAGACAAACCATTGACGGATGACATTTACCCCAAAACGCAAAGCGGTGCCAAGTGGGACTTCATACCGTTCTGTTTCGGTGGTGCAGAAGATAATAAGTCGAGTGTGGATAAGCCACCACTGTACAGCATCGCCAAGTTGAACCTTGCACATTATCGCAATAGCGCAGACTATGAGGAAAACTTGTTCGTACATGGACAAGGTACTTTTATTCTTGACACTGGACTTATGACCAACGACCAAGTAGATCAGGCTTTTCCGAATGGTATTAAAGTTGGTGCTAGGTCAGGTATTGCTGGAGCAGGTTTCAAGGGTGCAATGCTACAGATTGACGCATCTGGCGCACTTCCTGTTGCGATGGATAACAAAGTTAAATCCATGATACAGTTGGGTGCAGATGTTATTCGTGATCGTTCGAGTAATGAGACAGCCAAGGCTGCAACAATTGACGCTAACCAACGAACAAGCAAACTCACAACGATTGTTAATAATGCAGAGAATTTCATAATAAAGCTACACCAATATGCAACTGGCTTTATGGGTGGCGATCCAGAACAAGTGGAGATTGAACTAAACAAAGATTTCTACGATAATACTATTGACCCACAACTCCTGGCACAGATGATTATGTTGAAAGATGATGGTATCATTGCTAAGTCTGATATTCGTCGTAAGCTGAAGAAGGTTGATGTGTTGGACGCTGATAGGATTGATGAAGAGATTGATGCTGAAGTTGACACTGATGGTTTTGGGCGTGGGGTTAATATTACGGGTGCCGAATAATGAGCGCAAACCAATACGTAGAAGAAAGCCTAATCAGACACCAAATCTACTTACTAAGATATTCCGGCACAGCCTCACGAGAAATCAAGGTTGTGTTGGATGATATGGTGAAAGAGGTTAATAGCGTTCTGCTGTCTGAAACAATCACTGAAGCGCAACAGGCACGCTATACGACTATGCGTGTACAGATTGAGCAGATAACACGTAACCTTAAAACTACTGAGATAGTAATTGATAGCGCAACCGACCTTGCTACATACGAAACTGGATTCGTCGAGCGGTTGTATCAAGGTGCTGTCACTGCTGAACTTACAGGTGTTAGCGTTGACCGTGTAATTGCTTCAGTGACAAGTAAACCAATGTCACTATTGGAAGGCAAGGACTACAGGAAGCGCACCATAGAGCAATTAGTGGAGACTTTCGACCAAGACGTAACGGCACAAGTGCTAAAGAAGATACGTGTTGGAATTAATGAGGGCAAGAGCGTTGAAACTATTGCACGAGATATCAGCAAGTTAAGTAAGTCGCAATTATACCGTAATGCTGAAGCACTAACACGGACGGTCAATCTGCATGTTGGCAACGTAGCACGTAGCACGTTTTACGAGCAGAACAGTGATGTGATAAGCCGTGAGCGTTTCGTTGCCACGCTAGATGGACGTACCACCCTGACATGTGCCAATTATGACGGCATGATGTTTGCGATGGGACAAGGGCCACAACCTCCACTTCATTACCGTTGCAGATCGGTGCGTGTTGGTTTCATAGATGATAGTTTTGGCATAGACTCTTTATCTGGACAACGACCACAACACGGTAGCGGTGAACCAGGAACAACGAGCGCACGAACCACTTTCAATAGTTTCTTTGGTCGTCAGTCTGAAGCATGGCAGAAAGATTATTTAGGTACAACCAGATTTGATATGTATAAGTCTGGGCGATTGAATATAACTGCTTTCACGGATGATTTAGGGCGTACACTTACTATTGATGAGTTGCGTATGAAAGAGGGGCTTACGTTGTAGGTGTATTTAGCATTGCGACTCTAGCCTCTATTTCGTCGATGGTGGCAGACCCGTAATGGTAAAACTCCAATAAGTGTCCACGCGTACCGTATTCTATTGTTGTGTCTATAATCCATAACCCTTTATCTATCATATAACTATATTTTTCTTCATCCATTTTAAATCCTCCATTAATTTTTACGTTGTAGCTGTGGATTGCTACAGCGTTTTGGGGTTGGTTATATTTTACCACCCCATTGTTCTGCCATTGCTTTTGCAATTCCTGGAAATGTTTTTGATCTTAGTTTCGCCCTTTCTGGGCTAGGAGGCAACTTCCATACTTTAGGCTCCCTGCCGTCAACAATATTAGTTGGTTCTAGTTTTGGTAAACCACTGAGCCATAAACAAGTTGCTTTTGTTTCACCATGCCCAAACTGCCAAGGCTGGACTATCTGGTCTGGTTTTCGGTAATTAGTACTCATGATACCTATTGGATTTTCTATAGCGAACGGAACATTTACCTTGGTAAACTTATTGAAAAATTCTATTGATCTTTGCTGCCTTCCATCTGCAATCTTTTCTTTGAACCACCTAGCACCGCTAACACACAAATCAGTACAAGGAGGAAAAGCAATTATCATATCCCACTTATCTTTCAATAACTCAGTTACATCTTGCTGTAGATGCCACTCTGGATGACCACCAGAACACTCCATAATATCACAACTATATGCTTCATGCCCTAGCTTTCTAAACTCTTTGCATACTGCTTGGCTCTCTTCACATGCAATTAGTACTTTCATACTATCTCCATTAAATTAAACAACGTTAACCACCATTAAACAAACCTTACCAAACAAGTAATACACAGTCAAGCAGTAAAACAACAAAACCTAAATAAACAACACTTGACAAATTAATATAAAAGTGGCATAATTAATGCAATATAAATATGGTTTAGTGGGACACTGAGCCAACAATGATCGACGGGAGGTTGATTATGGCAGATGAAACACCAGAAGAGATTGAAGCAAGACTTAAAGCAGAGCAAGACAAGAAAAAAGATGGTGACGATGACCTTGCAGGGCTTAAATCGGCACTAGCAAGCGAGCGACAGGCAAGGAAGGACGCAGAGAAGAAGAACAAAGATTTTGAAACAAAGCAAGAAGAGTTGGAGCGTAAAGCCTTGGAGGAAAAAGGCAACTTTGAAAAGCTTTACAACGATGGACAGGAAAAACTAACAGCACTACAAACACAGATCAAAGAAAAAGATATCGACAGCGCACTAAAGTCAATTGCAAACAGCATTACAAAAGATGGTAACAAGCGTGACGATATTACTGCGCTTTATAAAAGCCACGCTCAACATACGGAGAATGGTGTTGTCTTTACACATTCAGGGATTGAATGTACGAAAGAGCAACTGATTGACCGTATCAAAGCGGATCGGCCATATTTAGTAGATGGAAGCCAAGCGTCAGGAGGGGGAGCCTCGGGCGGTAGTGGGGGAGCCACAGGAAAAACAATGAAGCGAGAAGCATTTCAAACACTACCACCACATGAACAATCTAAATTTGTTCTTGAAGGTGGCACACTAACAGAGTAACAGGAGTTTTACCATGGCAAATACACTTACCGATTTAGTCCCCGACCTATATGCAGCACTTGACGTTGTGTCACGTGAACTTATTGGTTTCATCCCAGCAGTTAACCGAAACTCAACCGCCGAACGTGCAGAAGTTGGAAAACCTGTAAGGGTTCCAGTAACTGGTGCAGCAAATGTTGTTGATATTGCACCATCAATGGCTATTCCAGAGCCTACGGATCAGACTGTTGATAATGTAGATATCGTCATGACCAAAAGTCGTGCTGCTGAATTTGGTTTTGTTGGCGAAGAACAACGTGGACTTTCTTATGGTGCTGGGTATCTTACTGTTCAAGGTGATATGATTGCACAAGCAATGCGAACACTTGCAAATGAAGTGGAAAGCGATATTGCTGCAACCTACTATGCAACCTCCAGAGCATTCGGAACTGCTGGTGTTACACCATTTGCTTCGACACTGACCGACACAGCAAACGTCAAGAAAATTCTCGATGATAATGGCGCACCGCAATCATTCCGTTCTTTGGTAATTAATACCACCGCTGGTGCTAAACTTCGTACCTTGACCCAGCTCACCAAAGCGAACGAAGCTGGAACCACCATGACACTCCGTCAAGGTGAATTGCTCGACGTTCACGGTATCAGTATCAAAGAGTCTGCACAGATTAAGACTCATACTCAAGGTACTGGCGCAAGTGCAACCACTGATACTGCTGGTTATGCTGTTGGCGATACCGTTATCACCCTTGCTGGTGTTGGTACTGGTACAATCGTTATCGGTGATGTTCTTACCTTCGCTGGTGATGACAATCAATATGTTGTTGCAGTTGGTGTAGGTGCTGTATCTGGTGGAACTATTACACTCGCTGCACCTGGACTGGTAGAGCCAATTGTTGGCGCAACCGCTCTTACCGTTACTGCTGACTACACTGCAAATATGGCTTTTAGCCAGAATGCAATTGTACTTGCTAGTCGTTTACCTGCACTGCCGCAGGAAGGTGATCTTGCTCTTGATAGAATGACCCTTACCGATCCACGTAGTGGCCTTACTTTCGAGGTTTCCATTTATGGTGGTTATCGTAAAGTACGCTACGAAATCGCATTGACTTGGGGTGTTAAGAATATCAAGCCTGAGCATTCAATGATTCTTCTTGGTTAGGTTGTAGGATAAATAAGGGGCTGTAAAAAGCCCCTTTACTTTTATATGGTGAAAGCATGAAACCTGAGACAGTGAAAATTGTTGTTAAAGACCACCCTGCTGATTTTGTGGTTATTAACAAGAAAGACAAGAAGTCCAGTGATAAGGTTTATCAAGAACCAAAGAAAAAAGCAGATAAGGCATAATAAATGGGCAACGATGACCGTACAATTGTTGATGGGATTTGGTCTGATTGTTTTGCTGGTGAACACGATCAAGGCAACGGACGCTTGCGTTTTGAACCTGTAATCAATGACGGTCAAGTTGTCAGTGTACAAAATCCATTGCCGACTGATGGTGGGAGTGTTTATTGTCAGGATATATGGACTGAAAACAGCATAACAACTGATTGGGACGATATAGACGATTCTGGCGAGCCTTTGCCATGTATCCCGTTCACCAACTTACATACACGAATAGAAAACAGCACTGGAGATAATCCGAAGATACTACTTATACACTTTAACCGTTCTGTTCGTGCTTCTGAAATTGGTTTAGGTTGCACTGGTGGTGGTGACTTCTCCAATGTGCAGATTGAATTAATTGGTTCAGGCGGAGTCACAAGAACAGCGATAGACGAATCAACAGATAGCACGAAATACACAAGTCGAAACTTTGAATTTACAAATGACGTATTTAACGCAGTACGATTCACATTCCATACAGCCGACACTGTTAGCCTTTCCAACATAACCATACCAAAGTCCACAAGTGTATCAGTAAGCCAAACAGAGCCTACTACAGACAGTTTAAAGGTGATAAGCTATAGCCATGCAGAATTACACAGCGGTAGTCACTATGTTTATCGTGAATATCACCTAATGTTAAAGGATGGAGTGCAAGAACATCTGATTATTACGCCTGACGCGACACGATGGGCGCACATGACAATTGGCGTTGAAGCAGTAGAGTCTAGCGTTGTGGTTGAGATCATCGAAGATGTAACATACACAAGCCCTGGAAACATTGAAAACACACGTAACCGAAACAGAAACTTTCCAGACAACAACACAACTGTTATTTATGAAAATCCTGTTGGCGTAGTTGGCGCAGATTTGTTGCAAGACTATTGGCTAGGGGCTGGAAAGAACAAAGGTGGCGGAGAGGCTAGGGATTCTGAAGAAATATTACTTAAACAAAACACAGCTTATCTTTTACGATTAACTGAACAGAACATACAAGCAACAGTAGTAAATATAGTTTTCGATTGGTACGAGCACACAAACAAGAATACCCTATAACGGAGAGAAACATGGCAACTATTACAAAGACAACGATTCAAGGTAACAGCGAAGTAGCAGTTTCAATTACAACTCTTGGTGCCTCTGACACGTTCGACTATCTAACAGGTAAAGGCGCAACGCTCATACTTAACAACGTCACAGTTGGTGCTTTAACGGTCAATATTGATGGTGACGGTGGAACTACTGTACCCGTAAGAGGTGTTGGTGAAATTGATATTACAGGAGGCTTTTCTACTGCGTCAATTGGTGCTGGATTAGTTGTTGCAATTCCTCTTGATGGTATCTTTCAATATCTGCAAGGCGTGATTGCCGTAACAGGTGGTGATGGAATCGAAGCCTCTATACTGGAGTATTAAATGGCAACAATAGTAGTTGGCGAAAATAGCTACGTAACAGAAGCAGAACTAACCACCTATGCAGATGACCGCGGGGAAACCATAAGTGGTGATACGTCAGTTCTGCTTATCAAAGCTATGGACTATATCGAAATGCAGAGCTACAAGGGCTTGCTGTATGTCGATGGTCAAGATTTGGTGTTTCCACGCACGTTTTATAATTGGGACACTGAGGACGCAGGAGAAGTGCCTCCAAAGGTTAAAGAGGCTCAACTTGTATCGGCATTACTTATTGACCAAGGTGCAGACCTAACACCTTCATTTGGGCGTGCTGTTAAGCGTGAGAAAGTGGATGTTATCGAACGTGAGTTTATGGACAACGCTCAAACCGTTACAACGTATCCACAAATCACACGCTTACTGGCTTACTATCTTGATAACGCTGGTGGTTTATGGGTGGATAGAGCATGACATTCTATAGCGACATGGCGCAACTTGCCACCGACCTTATTACGGAGTTTGGTAGACCTATGATACTGCGTAAATACACCATTGGTGGCACTGCATACAGTCCAACTAAAACGCCTGTGGACTCTCCTGTGATTGGTGTATTCACTTCATTTAAGACAAGTGATATAGACGGGACGCTGATTAAAGAAGGCGATAAGGTGATTTTGATTGATTCAGCTATTGAGCCAAGCAAAGCCGATTCTGTTATTGATGAGGGTTTTGTCTATGAAGTTGTAGATATTATGGACATTACGCCAGGGGATACTAGTGTCATGTATAAACTACACGTGAGAAAGTAAATGGCTGACTCATTCGTTATCGACATTGAGAAGTGGGCTAAGAAGACCACGAAGAACCTTGTGGACGTTAACAGGGCTGCTTTGGTTGAGCTTAATAGCCGTATTATCATGGGAACGCCTGTTGATACTGGTTTTCACCGTGGTGGTTGGACGGCTAGTGTCAACACTATGCCATTGGGTTACGCACATGGATTTGACAGTACTGGTGTTGGAACTACCTCAAAAGTAAACAACATAGCAAGAGGGGCAATTGGTAGCGTATACTACCTATATAACAACTTGCCAGCCATTCGAGTTATTGAATATGGCGAGTTTACCACCAAGTCAGAAACAGAAAAGACCAAGGGCGGTTTCTCCAAACAAGCTCCAAAAGGAATGGTAAGACTTGCGTTTAAAGAATTGAATAGGGAGATAAATAGTGTCAAAACAAAGTGACATAGCAATTGCAATCTTTGACCACTTGGCGGCAGGAGGTCTGTCTATACCAATTGCATGGCCTGGAGTGGACAACGAAAGCACTCTACCTTACCTTGCAGTTTCGCATTTACCTGCTCCTACAATTGCTGCAAGCGTGAACGATTGCAATTTCTATACCGGATTCACACAGTTCACAGTTGTTTTTTCTGTTGGATATGGTATAATACTTGCAATGGAAAAAGCCGATGAAGTAATTTCATTGTTCCCCAGGGGGTTATCGTTGCAGAACGGTAGCACCCTGGTGGAATTTAATAAACTAGGATATCAAGTGCCACCTTTGCAGAGTGACAATAGCTTGAGTATTCCGGTTACAGTAGAATATAACGTATACGGAGATTAGACATGGCATTAAAAGAATTTTTCGCAGTTGCAGGTTGTACGCTGGGCGCAAGCGTCACGCTACCGGCCACAGAGGACGCAGCAGGTTATCAAGCACTTAGTTTTACTAATGTGGGTTCAATTACTGATCTTGGTTCTGGACTTGGTAAAGCATACAACACTGTTTCATCCACTCCAATTGATGATCGTAGAGTTCAGAAACAAAAAGGCTCCTATGATGTAGGCGATTTGACAATTATTGTCAACGTAAAAGATGACGATGCTGGGCAGGTATTGTTACAAGCTGGTGTTGATTCTGATTCGCCTTTGGCTTTTGAGTTGGAGTTCAACGATAATCCTGATGGTACGAGTAACACATTCCGCTTCTTTCAGGGGCTTGTAATGGGTGATCCTGTTTCAATGGGAACGATTGACAATGTAGTAACGTATTCAATGACAATCGCAGTTACTACCGATGAAGTTAAAGTTAACGCAGTAGTATAATAGTATAAACGGGGAACAAAAAACATGGACATTAGTAAAATTGTATTTGACAACATCGCACCTTGTAAGATATTAGCTCCTGATGGAAGCAAAACCGATATTGAAATTGATCTATTTGGCGTGGATTCAAAAGAGCGACAAGTAGCAATTAAAAATATGGTAGCTAGTATCCCAAAAGACGGTAGCTCAACGGACGAGGAATCAGAGGCAAGGGGTGTTGAATTGCTTGCTGAGTGTATTCCTAGTTGGTCAAACGTATCTGATAATGGCGAAGAGCTAAAGTGTACCAAGGAAAACAAGATACGCGTACTCACTGAGCATAGGTGGATTAAGGCGCAAGTAGATAGTTTTGGCGCAAGCCGTGCCAATTTTTTGCAGAAAGCCTAGAGGAATTAATCCTGTACGCTCGCTTTCACGGTTGGATTTATTGCACACCAAAGGGAGCGAGCGTACCACGTATTCAACTAGGCATGGGAAACATAGTTTATCCACCAGTAAACCAACAACACGTTTTAGAATACATATTTGAAATAGGTTGGTGTGTTAATAATGGGCAAGGTGCAACACCAATTAGTTTTGGCGATATATTGGATTGGCAAGAAGTAACAGGTATACCACTTACATCATGGGAAGGTAGAACGATTAAGAATATGTCAAAAGCATTCTGCCAGATGGTACACGACAAAGATGCACCAAACCCACTTGTTGCAGTTTCAAAAGATCAGGCAACCTCACTACTAGCAAAATTTGACAATATAATGGGCAAATAATATGGCTGATATCTCCACACTAGTTGTCAAAGTAGATACAAGGGACGTAAAAAAAGCTAAAGCGTCCTTGCAAGACTTCGCAAAACAACCTCCTAAAGTAGCCGAAAAAGTTGTAAAATCAAACAAAGCTATATCAAAATCATTCGTTTCTGTTGGGAAGTCAGTAGTTGCTCTTGGCTCTATTTATCTTGGAGCGCAAGGCATACTTGCAACCGCAAAACTTGCAGATGAATATACCCTTCTAAACGCAAAACTCAAGCTAACATCAGACACCACAGAAGAGTTTGAAAAGAACTATGATGCTCTTTTCAAATTGTCGCAGAACACCGGCACAAGCTTTCTCAATAACGCTAAGAACTTTGCAAACATGGCTCTTGCCATGGAGTCAACGAATATACAAAGTGATGAATTAGTGCGCATATTCGAGACTGTAAATAAGTCATTGGTTGTTACTGGTGCAAGCACAGAAGAAGCAAGTTCATTCATGTTGCAGTTTCGTCAAGCTATGGGTTCTGGCGTACTACAAGGCGATGAATTTCGTGCCATGATGGAAAGTAATAGTTTCTTTGGCTTGAAACTTGCAGAGGCACTTGATACTGATATTGCTGGACTTCGTGCCATGAGTAAAGAGAGTTTGCTGACTACTGATGTGATACGTGCAGCTATCCCAGCGATGTTTGAAGAGATAGACGAGAAATTCCAGCAGTTACCAATAACTATTGGTCGCGCTGTCACTGAGCTTAAAAACGCTTGGGGTGATCTTGTAAACGATGCCAACACAGCGAGCGGTTCAACCATTGCCATATCTGAGGCAATACAACAATTAGCTAGATTCGTTGAAGACAACAAAGAAGGAATTGCAAGTGCTTTTGTTATTGCTGTAGAACTTACCACAGAACTACTCTCCACAATAATTAATATCACAAACTCTCTTGCAGGCTGGAAAGCTGTTGGGGATGACAGGCTTTCAATCTTCGAATTTGCCACTATGGATGCAGAAGAACTTGCTGAGTGGATGAAGAAAGACACGGCTGGCCTGGTTGACCTGAACGAAAAACTTGTTGAACTAAAGCACAACCGAGAAGAAGTTGCAAATTCTTGGGCGTTTACTAGCATAGAGCGACAAGGAAAGCAAGATAGGTTGAAATCCATTGACCTTGAAATGGAAACAACCAAGAACCTTATTAGTGTTATCAGCGAAGACTACCAAGACAGTTGGATGAATACAACCGAGATTGTCAAGGTTGAAAGCGTTAAACGTGTAAAAGTTGTAGAAACCACAACCAAACAGATTGACAAAGCAGAAAAAGCATTAGCCAAAAAGCACGCAGGATACGCCAAGGCAGGCGCAAAACTTGGCAAAGACTCCTGGTTGATACAAGCCAAAGAAGCAGAGAAGGCTACAAGGCGTGGTATTCAACTGTTAGGGCAACTTGAAGAAGAGACAAAGACCGTAACATCTTCCATGACAGAAGAGTTTGAAGACTTCGGTGACGATGTTGAAACCGTTATGGGCGATGGTTTAGGAGATTTCTTCGTTGACCAGTTTGGAGGAATTGATTCTGCGTGGGGTGCTTTGTGGGATGGTATGCTAAACAAGATGGCTAATGTCGTTGTTGACATGGCTTTGGGTTGGGCGCAATCAGGTATCAATAATATATTCGGTACAAGTTTTGATTTCTTTCA